GGAGGTCACATTGAATGGTTGCAATTGTGCCTGCAATTGGAGAAGGAGCGCATATACCTCTTGAACATACCCTTCCGATTGGACCGTACTGTTCGAGAATCCGCATCGCATTATTATTTCTGGCGGGCGCTTGTAAGCGTGGTCTGAAATAGGTGCTCCCGTTTCGACAGGAAACTCGCTTATTTGGAGCTGATCGTGCCCTATCTCCTCAATTACGATGTCCGGAATAATTGTCCCGATTTGCCGCGGATTAGGATGCGTGATAAGCGCGAAGGAATTATCCAAACGTGACACAATAGATTACCCCAAACCAATCCGCGTCTGACTTTGCGTGCCGGCGCCGGAAAGGGCGATACAGTTGCACTCACAAAACCAAGGGTCGCCGCGCGAATCACCGACTTGCTCCAGGTAGACGACGCGATAGAGCCCGTCCGCGTCTATGCCGCCTCGGAAAATATCGCTGCCGATTGTCGGCTGCCCCTGAATCGTTAAGTCCGGAGTTATCCGCTGAATTGATTTCTGATCAATGTGAATAACCGAATTTACCTGGATCTGCGGGTTCAGCTCGCATCGCACATTTATCCCGTTCGTATTCTGAGTTGGCAATCCGATCATGCCGGTATCGCTGTTTAAAATAATCGGGCTCCCGGCTCCTTGGTCATCTTTCTTCGTTATATGCACTTGCGGCTTAAGCGCGTCGAAGTGGAATGTCCCGTTAACGGATTCCGCCAAATTACGCATGAAATGGCGCGCCATCCCGAACATTGTCACCGGGCGAGGGTATTTTAATTGCTGGAGATCCTGAGTCGGAATCCGCCCTTGACTCATTCCCGGCATTGCCTTGATTAATGCCTGATAGATGTCCATACCGGTCGATCCGGATTTTAGCGTTTTGTTGATAACCCCCGTATTGTGTGCCTTGTCGCTAGCCTTTGCAAAAACGGTTGTTGTGGTATCCGTGGCGTTGTCCTTACCGAGATTAACCTGAACGATTTCGCCGGAAAATATCATCCCAACGCTGTCTTGATAGCCGGCGGCAAAGGTTACGGTTTTGGCCTTAAAGATTGCATTCGCGGTGCTCGGCGCGAGATTATAAAGCGCGATAACCGCCGTTGCCGGGGCCGGCAATGTCATTGATTTTATATCAAAAACGACGCGAAGATCGCCGCTTGCCGTCACCCCGCCGGCGGAAAACTGCCAGGCCCTCAGCCATTGTTGGCCCATTGCATAACCATTTGTGATTTGACATTAGAAATTATTGCGATAACGATGCCCGTCGCAAATTGATAATTGTTGGGAGGTTATAATGATTATCGCGCTTCTGTTTCTGATCCTCTTCGCGATCCTGTTTCCTGGGGCTCTGAGGTTTTTGTTTGTGCTGATATTCATCGGCGCGATTATGGCCATTGGAGCGGTTCATGCCGAGTCGGCTGGCCGCATGAACTTAATATCTATTTGGCATTCTGTTAACGATGTATGCCACAGCGACTCTCGTGAGGCTGACAGGGCATGTAATCAAATAACGGTCATTGAAACTATGATGAAAGATAATGGTTGCCGAATTCAGCATAAAAGGTGGCTTTGCCCGCACTCTGATTAAGGCGATGATCCCGGATTTGACCGGCTCTTAATTTCATGCTATGGTTTCCCCAACGAATGAGAGATCGTCATGGCTAGAGCAAAAGATATTTCAATGGGCGGCATTGAATAGCTGCAATCGTCTTGATAGTGGCTGTTGCGGGGGCCATCGTTTCATCGCAACCATCCCTTGGCCCAACCCAGCAACAAACCTCCGAAAAAAACTATGGAGAAGATCACAATGAGAAAGGCAACATAACCCTTTGGGACAGGTGGTTTCCTGAGTCTATCTCGATATTCAATCTTTTCCTCGTCGTTTTTACCGGTGTATTGGCCTTTGTAGGTATCTTCCAATTGAACGCTCTGAACAGAGCCGAGCACATTTCGGCAACTAGCGCCCAAGCCGCCAAAAAAGCCGCCGAGGCCGCGAGCGATAGCGTCAGAGCTTTCGTTGAATCCGAACGCGGCCGCATGTTTGTCAGCGAAATTAAACTGATCAAAAAAGATGCGAACGATCCACAACCAACTATCGATTATTCGTTCGTCAACGTTGGCCGTGGCACCGTTATTGTTATTCAAGCATCCATCGAGCGGGAACTCATTGGCTTGGAAATTCCGCGCGATGTCACTTATGATCCGACTAAGGCATACGAAGCAAATAACGCCGTCGGCCCTGGCGCTTTCGCTGGTACTAATACGAAGCCAGTTTTCTTGCCTCCATGCGCCCCCTTTAGCACTCCACTTACCGCAGACGATTACGCCAACATCGCCGCTAAAAAGGCAAGGATTCTGGTTAAAGGGTTTATCCGTTATAGGACTGGATTCGATGACATATACCGTCGGAATTTCGCTGTCGTTTACGGGGTGAACGACTATTTTTCTGACGTGGCTGTCCCAGGATACAACGAAGAATATCGCGAACCAAAACCAAAATAGAGCAAAGCCGGCCTGTCGGAATCCCCTATGACACAACCGGCGTTGCCGGTCAAGTCCGGGATCATCGCCTTGATTAAGCCGCATAGCTCGCCGTATTTCTGATTATGTCTGCATTTTTTGGTCGGCTTAGTGGCCGCGCCGTTTTATCGACGGGGAAGCCGCCAGCAACGTGAATATTAGTTTCGTTCTGCACCACGCGATAATCATGGATGTGGTTCATCGAATGTTGGCTGCCACCGAGCGGCTTGGCATTCCTAAAGATTTTTAAGACCCTATCGAAATGAGGGTCCCAGTGCGTGACAGATTCTTGCGCCCCACTTTTAAGAAATAAATGGGCTCGCGCGGCCATTGCGCCTTTCATCCGTTCAACATGCTGATTAACGGTGCCTCCTGAATCTGCTCTATTTAGCCCTGGCCTCCCTGCAAGAATCGTTGAATAGAGGTCGTTAATCCCCATGCCTGGCTTAAATCCGCGATCTTTCAAATACCGTTCGACGGCGCCGAGCTGTTCCGCAAATGTCTGATTTTCATTCGCCCCATATTGAGTGCGCTCTGACGGACCGAATTGAATAAGCCCCATATATCGGCCTCCCGCCCCGCCCCATTTAGAAGGACTGAACGTGCCTTCTGTCTCATAGCCTATGACAGTCGCCAAATCCTCCGGCGTTGTTCCTAATCGTGCGGCACTCTCGCGAAGTGCTTTCGCATTTTCTGCGGTGAAATTTGCGTTTGGCTTGCCGCCGCTGCCAGAATCGGTGCCGGTATGTCCTCTTCCGACGCTGCCCCCATGCCCGAACCGCCGACGCCGCGCAGGACCATGACCGCCGCTAGCAGTACCTTCGCTCGGCCCAAACCCGCCTCCGACACCGCCTGGAACAACGCCGCCTAGCCACCCGCGCACCGCCTCGCCAGCCGCATAGGCCCCAACGCTGATAACCCCTAATGCCGCGAGGGCCGCCAGTAACAAGGTGACCGGCGCAAAGGCCGTGACGAACCCGGCGGCCATGGCTGCCGCAAATCGCACTATGACGACGCCGCTGATGAATTCAAGCAAATGCCGGACGCCGGCAAGCCCGGTTCCGTCAGGCTGCCCAATAATCTTTTGCAGCCAGCTTCCGGTTTCTTTTAGTGCGCTCCAAAGAAGCACAAAGGCGGGGCTTAATTTTTTAAGGTCCGTGAAAACGAGGCCGATCTGAGTGACGAGATCCGTGAAAAACTTGACAATCCGCTCCGAATCCTCGTCAAGCCATTTGGTAAGCCGATCGAGCACGGCGCCGAATTTATCGAACAATGCCGCGTCCGCCTTGCGCGCGACCGTCTCCAGAGCGGCGGCGAGCGCGTTATATGCGCGCGTAAGAGCCACGGCTTTGTCCGCGGCAATCCCTTCGTTCCGTTTTGCCTGCTCGATCCAGGCTTTCTTGAATATCGCTAAACGCCCGGAGACAAGCGCATCCTCGTCAATGCCGAATGTTCTTGCATAAAGATTGGCTAGCGATAGGTTTTGCGGGCCGCCGCGATTCCGCAATTCCTCGATTTTCTCGCGAACCTTAAGAAACGCGTCCATTGTATGGTTCGGATCAACATCGACGCCGAAAAGATTCTTATATTGGACCGCGGTACCACTCGCCGCATCTCTTATCCGTTGCGAAAATGCATCAAACGATGCAACAGCCTTATCCGCGCCTTCCCCGCTTTGCTTTGCGGCATATCGCAATTGGTCGATTTCACGGGCCGTGGCGCCATTCTTTTGCGCCGAATAATACATCTCAGTAAGTGATGCCGAAATCCGTTTCGTCGCATCACTAACGATTGCCGGGAGAGTCTCGATCTTCGCCCCGAATTCAAGAGCACGCTCCTGGACTTGTTTTAGGCCTTCGTCAAATTTCTTGCGTGACTTTTCGTCCTGGTCATATACAATTTTGACGAGAAAACTGTCGAGGACGGTATCGGCCATCAGGCGAGCCTACCCAAAGAGCGCAACGTGCCGGCGTGAATGGCCCGCATATGCCGGGCAATCTCCGACGCCGCCGCATGAGGATCGGTCGATGCGAGATGAATGTTTGTCACCTGTTTGCGCGTACCGATGTTATTTGTTCTCGACCATTGGCTATGATGCGCGCCGGTTTGGCCACGATCGCTCATTGCAAAAATATACGGGTTATGATGAGCCGCTTCTATTATATTCTGAGCACCCGCAACAATACGGTGATATTGCGTTCCTCCGAACCATGGAATGTCGCTAGCACGACCTGAGATTGGATGCTCCTTGCCGGGGCCAGGAATATTAAAATCTCGCCCAGCACCTTGCGTTTGTTCTCTTGAATAAGGCCCGTATCCACCTCTATCGAAATATTTTTGCGCCCCGAGTCTATCCGGCCATGCTGGCACCGCAGCATTGGCCACAACATCCCGTTCCTTTTGCGCGCGAGTCTTTTCCTTCGGCATTCCTGGATGCCAGCCGGGATGATCGAGGCCGTAGGAATCGTTCCCCTCAGCGGACGGGACATGTTCGAAGAATTCATAAGCGCCCGCGGCGGCGATACCGGCTGGCCCAAGTGTCCGCAAAAATGGGAGAAGCAATCTCCCGACACTAAGCAAGCCAAGAAGCTTCAGCGCCCATTTGCCGGCGATGTAGGCCGCCAGCGCGTCAAGCACATACCGAACCGCGTGAAGGCCCCCATGCTGCCCGTCAGGCGAGCCTAGAAGGCGGTCTAGGACGCGGGTGACCCTATCTAGCCCGGCGCCGATCTTATGCACCGCAGGAACCGCTATGGGCTCAATATCCTTCCAAGCCTGAACGAACTGATCAACGACTTCCGTTACCGCGGTAATAATCTCGTCCGAATGATCGTCAACCCATTTGGTCATATCGTCAAGGACAAGACCGTATTTTTCAAAAAGCGCCGCCGCGGCTTTCCTCGTTACCGCTTCAAGTGCCGCGCCAAATGCATTCAAGGATCGGACAAGACCAAGCGCCTTTACGGAATTCTCGTCAATGCCCTTGTTTCGTTCAAATCCTTCGGCGTAAAACTTATCGAATTCCTTGCGCCCACGCGCGATGATATTGTCTTCATCGAACCCGAATAAATTCCGAAATGCGCCTTCGGATTGCGTGTCACCGGCCGCTCTCTTTTTTGCCAGCGCCGCCAGCGTGGCGGAATACAGGCTTATAGAATCCCTAAAATCTTCCGGCCTTAGTCCGAGCTTGTCCCTTAGTAATTTCTTATATTCCGGGAAGTCACGTATGGTTTGCGAGAACTTATCGAAATCCGCATGAAACTTCTCTAGCGTCGATCCATTCTGCTCTAGGGCATAACCAAGTGATTCTATTTCTCGGACCGCCGATCCCGTCTTCTGACTTTCAAAATAGAGCTTACTCAGTCCTCCCGCGATCTTATCCGTTGCAAAGGCTATCGAGGTTGCCGCCGCGGTGATTGCCGGAACAACAATGCTAACCGCCTCGGCAAGAGCGCTAAACGCTTTTTCCGCCTCGCGCTGTTCGGTAGCGCTTGGCCCCCTCATCGAAAGGCGAACGAAATAATGGTCTAAAATATTAGATGCGGCCATCGCGCTTGTTCACCGACTCTTGCACTCGCCAAGCGTTTTCGGCCTCGACGTCCAGCGCTTCGTTTATATCGGCAATATCACAAAGATCATACGTGCCGTCTTTCAACTCGTGTAGCCAGACCTTGCCGGCAAGCACGGGGCGCATAAGCCATTGATGTCCAGGAGGGAGGGAAATTATTTCGTAATCGAGTTGCGGCGCATGGCTAGTAAATTCTAGCTTTGGCCGGGCAAGAAATCCGCAAAATTATCCGTCAGCACTTGCACAACAATCGCGCCGGTTTCCATCAATCCTATGTCGTCAAACATTACTTGGCCGGCCGCCTTGTTCCAGATCTTCGCCCAACCA